TTTGAAAAAGACAGATTTGGAAGAAGAGAATCATATCTATTAATTAATGCAAGTGGTAATAGAGCATCAACTGGAAGATTTAAATCTTTAACAGATTTACCATTTCAAAAAAAGAAGCAAGACGAATTGGAAAAATTAGCTATCAAAGCTGCAAAAAAAATAATTGCTGAGAATCCAAATAAAGAAGAAAGTAAAAAAGTTCTTTCTCAAAAACTTTATGCAGAACCTCAACCACAGGTAAACCCAGAAAGAAACACTGGAACACTTCCTGACGATAATGATGATGATGATGATGGTGGTGGTGGTAACAACAGACTTTCTGAAGGAGTATTTTCTGTTACATCAAAAAATTTTCAAGAAGATAAAAAATTTCAACAAGAATTTCTAAGATATCCAAAAGATATAAATTCAAAACAAGACAGAATTATTATAACGCAAAAAAGATATAAAGCACCAGATGTACTTGATGGTAATGGAAAAATAGATTCAACTAAAATAATACCTGGATTTTCTGAAGAAAGATTTGCTAAAATCGAAGATGTATTAGGATCAGTTACTCTTCCTATGCCAAATGATATATCAGAAACAAATGTGACTGCTTGGGGAGAGGACAGTCTTTCCTCTTTATCAGCACTAATTGGGGGAGGTGCTTTAGCAGGAGTTATTGACCTTTCAGAGGGAAATTTTTCAGGAGCTGTAGGAGATGTTAGGAATGTAACTGATAAAGTTCTTACAGAAGGTACAGCAGCAAATCAGACTGTTGAGCAACTTTTAACATTAAATGCCGCTGCAGCTGTAACCAAAAGATTAGGAATAAATCTTAATGCAGAAGCATTTAGATCAAGAATAACTGGTACTGCAATTAATCCAAACCTTGAATTACTTTTTCAAGGACCAAAACTAAGGAGTTTTGCATTTCAGTTTAAAATGATTCCAAGAAGTGAAAAAGAAGCAAGAAATATTAGATATATTCTTAAGTTTTTTAAGAAAGGAATGGCAGCAAAAAGAAACTTTAATGATCCAGAAGCAGCATATTTTTTAGGTGCTCCGAATGTTTTTGATATTCAATTTAAATTAAATGAGAGTGGAAGAGAAATAGATAGTATAGGAAAAATTAAAACTTGTGCTCTTCAACAATGCGTAGTTAACTATACTCCAGATGGATTCTATGCAGCATTTGAAGATGATAAAGTTGGAAGTCAACCAATCGCAGTAGTAATGCAACTTGCATTTACAGAATTAACTCCACTATATAATGATAATTATGATGTAGGTACTGATAGTGTCGGATTTAAGGATGAATTAAATGATGGTCCATCATGAATACCAAACTAAAATAGTAAATGACTTATTTCAGAAAAGTATCAGAATTACTTTACCAATCCCAACAACCAAATAGAAACTCTTCTCAAGATTTTGTAAGAGTTAAGAATCTTTTTCGTAGAGCAAAAATTCGTGATGACTTCTTTCAAAATTTAGTTGTATTTGAAAAATATAAAGTTATTGGTAACGAACGTCCAGAGCAAGTCGCAGAGAAGATCTATGGAAGTTCATCATTTGATTGGATAGTTTTAACTTCAAACAATATTATCAATGTAAGAACTGAATGGCCACTTGCAGAAAATGAATTAGAAAGATTTATTTTTAGAAAGTATTCACAAGATGAACTTTTACAAGTTCGTCATTACAAAACTTTAGCATACATTGATAACTCTGGAAAACTAATTGTACCTTCTGGAAAAATTGTTGATCAAGACTTTTCGGTTTCTTACTTTGATGAAGCTTTAAATCAAACTATAACCATTAGTCCAATTAAAGCAGTTACAAACTATGAATATGAAGTTGAAAGAAATGACTCAAAGAGAAATATATTTCTTTTAAGAAGAAGGTATCTACAAACTGCAATTGATGACTTTGAAGAAATTATGTCTTATGGATTCTCTTCACAGTTTGTGGATGATAAAACTAAAAAGGGAGATAATTTAAGAATTATCTCCCCAAGGTAATTATTCTTCAGCGAGTCGAGCAAAGTAACTCAAAGCATCATCATCTTCTTCAACTTTACTTGGAGAAAGTGAACTAAGTTCATCACGAAGATTTTCAGGAACAGGAGGAGCAGATCCACTGTCTTCATCTTCAAAAGACTCATCAACTTTTTGCTGAACCTTTGCTTTTCCAAGAACAGTATTTAAACGATTTTTAAGTTGATCATATGACTTGAACTTCTCAGGATTTACAAAGTCTGCAAGAGGATAAGACTTCTTCCAGATTGCTTCCATCTCATCATCATCGTCAGAAAGTGGTCCAGGAGAATCGAACTCAGACTTATCGTAGTTCCAATATCCATCCTTCTTAGTGATCTTGACTTTGAAGTTTGCACCATTCCAGAAGTCAAATGGATCAATAGGCTTCTCGTCTTCAAACTCAGGTTGCATTGCTGCTGTTACCTTATCAAAGATTTTCTTACCGAACTTAAAGAGGAATACTTTACCTTCGTTTTCTGGATGTGCTTTATCTTGAACAACATAAATGTTGCTGTAGTATGAGAGCTTACGCTTACGATCCCTTACAATATCTTGATTTGCTTTACTTCCTGTATTCCAAAGCTCTCGGTTTGCTTCACATACAGGACAGTTTTGATTGACTGTAGTCAGACAGTTGTCAATGAACCATCCTCCGGTGCTTTGGAAGGCGTGGGTATAAACCTTCGCCCAAGGCAGTTCTTCTCCTTCAGGGGCGGGGAGAAAGCGAATTACAGCGAATCCATTACCTGCTTTATCTACTTCAGGTTTCCAGATTCGATCATCAGTGTTGTTTCCAGCGGAACTCATCTTCTCTACTTCTTTTACAAGTTTAGCAGTAAGACTGCCAAGAGAAGATTGCTTTTTAAGATTTGAAAATGACATTAGGATTTTTTGGATTAGTTGGATTGAACTATGTTATTATAACACTAAGTTTCCTTAGTGTCAAGGCTTATACTTTTTTGCATATGTTCGATTGTTCGTTTCATAGATTTGAAGATCAGATTCATATCTGCATTTTCAAATCCTAGTATATTAACTGCTTCTTCGATCTTATTTTTCATCTCAATCGCTTCCGGATCATCAGATAAACTTAACCTTGCATATAATACGCTCTGTTTTTCTAAAAGATTTGAAAGGCATTCAACGTGATTAAACTTTTCAGATCTACTCATCTTAGGGAAATTCTGAATATTTCTGTATATTTCAGATTGCATGGAAAATATATTTTCCATCTCTTCTCTTATAATATCAGAATCAAAAAAAGACATTCTATTTTTCTCCTATAATTGTTTTTAAATATTTCTTGTATTGTTTTATATCAATATTTAGAAAAGGAGAATACTTTCTTATCTTTAAACTAACAGATTCCCATACTGGATCTTTAAGTTTTCTATCAAATATATCAGAGTATAAAAATATTTTGTTGTAGATTACCATAGTTTCTATTGTAATCTGACTACTTAAAAATTTTTTTAAGATTATTGGATGAGTTTTAGATGTATCAAATATTTCATCCAAATCATAATCTAGAAATATAGTTTGAGATTGTTCTTTAAAAAGATAAGATAAACTCTGTTGCCTCTTCATCCAGTTCTGATACTTTTGTTCTCCATCACGAAAAATTTCTCCTATCCAAAGTCGATCTGGAGTATCAGATTCAACAAAATTTGCAACATAATAGTTTTTAATTTCATCGTCTGTTTTTTGACGACTCATTCTCTCAAACCAATACTTATCCTTTCTTGTATTAAAAGAATTTATTGATGCTCTTGACTTACCAGCGTATTTAAAATAATCATAATTTGGTTTACTAAAGTGGTTTTTTATGGCAAGATATTGTTTATAAACATCAAAAGGTGTCATATAAAAAGTTTTGCTCTAGAAGTTCTTTTTAGGAAATTTAATTCAATTGCATCACGCTTTAGTTTTTCTTTCAGAGGTTTGCTGACAAGTTTTGATACTGAATCAACTTCAATACCATTTTCTTCGCAATAAAAAACAATGGCATCAATATAATTCATTTCTGGATTATTTTTTACCAGTTGCTCAATAATTTGAGAAAACTTTGAGGCACTTAGAAATTTACTATCTAGAACCTTTTCTACATTACTTTCCATATTCTTTTAATTTAAAATCAACGAACTCTTGAATATACTGATACAATAATTTGATGTATCTTTTTTTGTCATACTCTTCATAAATTTCACACTCTCCATTTTCACAAGTCATTATGATGACAAACTTCTTTACTATTATACCAGTAAGTTCGTATAACATGCAAGCATAAGCAGCACACTGTACAAAGTAATGATCAATCCATTCCCTTGGTTTTGGTTTTTTTGAAGTCTTGAAGTCAATGATAGCAAGTTCACCATTATACTCTGCGATACAATCTACAGTTCCTGCAATTCCCAATTCAAGACTATACATTGATTCTTCTAAAGCGTGAATGTTATCAATGTTGTCTAGATCAGACTTTGCAATTCTAAAAAGATGAGTTGATATTGGTTGAACTTCAGGAAGTTCTGAAGTATTTTGTAAATAATTTTCAACTAATGTATGAAGATCTGTTCCTCTACTAGTTGCAGCTTTTGTAATTTTATTTGCTTCATCTTCACCAATTTTCTTTCTCCAATCAATAAATATTTGGCGATTGATATGACTCGTAATAGAAGTAATGGAGACCAATTTTTTAAGTTGATCTCCATCAGAAACTTTATAATATCTTACTCCATCAATTGTTTCCCTTTCAAGTTTAGGGAGTTTCAAATCAATATGATTAAACATTAAAAACCAGCAGCAATTTTATTTACTAGATAGGACTTAACTAATCCAGAACGAACAATATCATCAGTAGTGAACTGAACAGTTTCAAATTCTGGCATTCTTTCAATAATTTTCATAAAATTGATAATACCATCTCTTTCATTATTTCTTGTTAAATCTGATTGAGTTGCATCACCACAGAAAATAATTTTACTGTCCTCTCCAACACGAGTAATGATACTATCTAATTCGTGAAAATTCAAGTTTTGAGTTTCATCAACAATGATAATACAATTATCAAGAGTTGTTCCACGAATAAATGAAGTGCTCCAGAATTTGATACTTTCTTGTTGCTTTAAATTTCCATAAAGCATTTCAAATTCAGCATCACTTGTCATCTCGAACATATACTTTACCATATTCTTATAAGGAATCTGATAAAGACTTGACTTATCCTCGTGATCTCCTGGAAGAAATCCAATCTCCCTAGTAGCAACTAGAGATCTTACAATGACTACTCTATCGTATGGTGTAATTTCATTGAGAACATCTTTAAGTGCAAGATACAATGAACAAAAAGTTTTTCCAGTTCCAGCACATCCATAAACAAATAAATGCTTTTGCTCGTTATAGAGATCAAAAAGCTTCTTTTGATTTTCTGTTACTGGTTTGACATCTACTAATCTATCTGAATTAAGTGGTTTTTTTCTTTTCATTTGTTTTGCGGTCATCCCAACTCCGATTGGTTGATCCTGATTTCTTCTTTTCCTTGCCATTAGATTTTACTTACTCTTGAACCGGGTGCTTTTGATGCCTTGTGTAGAACGTCGTTCCAACCAGGATACTTACTAATTAATTTGTTTTTCCATTCACCAACTTCTCCAGGAGAAGGGCAGGTAGATGGATCAGACCAATCGCGTGTCCAATCAGGATTTTCATCTTTCCAATGATCCCATTCGTGAACACTTAACGTAACTTCCTTTTGCTCACCAGTGTTTTTATTAATAATAGGATAGGTTGCCATTTTAAAATATAAAAAAATTATTTAGACCATTCTAAGGAAGAAGAAATTGATGGAAATTTATCAATGAAGATTTCTTTACATTGATTAGCAATATCCATATGCTCTTTTTGTGTTCCGTGAGCACTTCTTAATTCAATATAATGAATCCAAGATCTTACACTTCCTGACATATAGAGACGAGTATTAGTTGCTTGTGGAAGAACAAATCTAGCACATTCTTTTGCAATTCCTGCTTCAAGCATTTCTTTATAAATTTGCATTGACTCAGAAAAATGTTTTTGAATTTTTATCTCAAATGATTGTTTTAAAAATGGATTCACATCATCAATACTGTTTTGACGATTTTTACTATCTTGACGACGAAGATCTGGAATTTGAAGATCTAATTGAAGTTCACTACTGTCAGCATACCTTTGAGAGAACTGTTGATATGTAAAACTTCTATGTCTCAAAATTTGAGTTGCAATAGCTAGAGATGTATTAATCTCTAGAGTCATAAAAGCGTGTTCAAAGATACTCCAGTGTTGATTTTTTATACAATACTTAATTAAATTTTGGAACTTTTCATTATCTTGATTTTTAGGATTGCTTACTCTTGCACAGTAAGCAATTTGCTTTTCTGCATCAGGAGTAGAACTAATAAAATTAACCTTTTGATTCATCTTTGTATCCAAATCCTTTTTTCTTTTTAATAAGTTTCTTTTTGGCAAGAGATTCCTTTGCTCTTTCTAATGCTATTTTCATATAAGAAAGTTCACTATCCGAATATAAATTCGGTTTTTTCATTGCCTTTTTTATAAGTCTAATACTATCTTTAAATCTCATTATTCATCATCTTCAAAAACTTCGTCATAATCATCAATTTCACCAATACGTGAATCTATTTTTTTATAACTATAAGATTCAACATCAGAATTTATTTCAGATTTCAATGAATCTAAAAGTAATTCAAGATTTTTTACAATGAGTTTAAGATTATCTCTGTTCATAAATTTATTCTCAACTCTATAAGTATAGTGCTAAGCATATTCTATGTCAAATTATTCCCAAATAATTTCTGGGAAAGCTTCTTTGACCACTGGTTTTGTAATTTTATATCTTTGATTTAATTGTTTATCTTTAATCAAACAAACAATTTCTGCTTCAGACTTATGAAGACTTTCTAAAAGTTGAATGAAAACATTTTCTCTTTTAACTTTTGAAAGATCTGATGATCCTTCTACAAAGTAATTAAATTTTCTCCACTCGTGCGTAAGTCTTGTGTGCTCAGTATCTTCGGGAGCATCGTTAGGTGTATAAGGAACTTCTCCTTCCGGAATTAATGACTTTACATTATCAGCGAAGTTCCAAATCAAAACTGCCCTAAGTCCAGGGCAGTCGTAATGACGAAGAATTTCAATTTTTTCAGATTTAGTTTTTGCGTTTGATACTCTTTGAATAATCTCAGATATCAATTGATTTTGGGGCAGTTTCATTTTAATAGACTCCATTTAATCTTCAGGTTCTTCTTCTTCCTCTAACATTGATTGATCAAATCTTACAGATATGATTTCATCCGGTATTATATTACCATTTACATCAAAAAATTCTGGGTGAAGATTTTGAGGTTGTTGTGACCAAGTATATTCTCGATAAACCCAACCAAGTAATGTTCCAACTACTAATGACATAATTGCGAACAATGCGCTGAATACAAGAGTAATTGCCAACATTTTAACTCTCCTGTTTTTACTTTTGTTTCCTTAAGTCAAAGGAAAAACTAAAGGAAATGAATAGTTCTCTTTTTAAGAGACCAACCATCTTGTCAAAACTAAGTGAAAAAGTTTTTTTATCAGGTTTCTTTCTCCTTAATATTAACTCAAAACCTCGGTTTATACCAAGGTTGTCAGAATTATTTAGGTCACTCATTAAATTATATTATTTTCTTTTAGATGTTTGATCGTATCGGAACACCCTCCAAGTTTTTTACTACCACATACTACTTGAGGAAAAGTAGATCCCTCACCAAATTCACTATAAAACTCTTCTTTTGTAAAATCTGTTTCCAAAGTATATTCTTTAATTGAATAACCTTTAGATCCGCTGAGATAATCCAGAATTTGAATGACCTTTGTACAATATGGACATCCTCTTTTTGAATAAACTGTAAAATTCATTTTAATCTCCTAAGTATTTAAGTATCAAAGAAAAACATTTGCCACAATCTAGAATTCTCCATCACTGTTCCAAAATATTCAGAAGCAGAGTGGATACAACTTGCATCAAAAATAACTAATCTATTATAAACATTACCAAGAACATCTACAGGCTCAAATGGTGTACCATCTAAATGAGGATCTCCTGGAATATTTTCCCAAGCAGCATTCCAACCATCATCATTGTAAGATCTTGCTCTTGTTTTCTTATTGGCATATAAGGTAGTTCCACACTGATATGGAGCACCTGGAGTTAAATATAGCATACCTCCCCATCTTTGACTGTCGCAATGATAAACCAAAGGTTCTCCTGAATGACAATTTTGAAATCTACCATTCATTCCGTGACTTTCCCACTCAGTAATTTTCATTCCAATAATTTCTTCAAATCTTTCTTTAAGTCCAGGGAATAAAAATTGATTTTCTGTTCTTCTTCCAATAAATCCTCTACCTATACCACCTTCAACATAGTATTGATTTAGTGCAAACTCTCTGACTTTATCTGGATCTTCATAAAAATTATCTACGATCCAAGAAGTACCAGTAATTTTTTTACTAGTGAGAAAATTTACTGTGCTATTTTGTTCCTTTTTTATATAAATGTAACAGTTTTGTAATGAATGTATAAGTTCAAATCCCATTTCATCTAATAGTTCAGGAACTTTGCCCACCTCTCCCCAATCAATATCATCAACTAAGCAATATCCTCCAGTCTTTATTTGACTTGCATACTTTTCAGTATCTCTTAGTGCTTGATCCGTATGCTGACCATCAATATAAAGTAGATCAATATTAGAAATTAAAGGAGCATCATCACTAGTAGATCTTATAATTTTGACATAATCTGATAATTCATATTCTTTAATTCCAGTTTTAAAAATTTGAAAATATTTTTCTAAATCTATTGTTTTCCAAAAATGTAAATCCTCCCCATAGTAACCCTTTGTTGCTTCTTCATTCTTCCAAGGATCTATTGCATATACTATTCCCTTTTTATTTCTTTTTAACTCTATAGCTACTGGTAAAACACTTTTTCCTCCATAAACACCAATTTCAACACAGACTGGATTTTTTACATTTTTACAAATTTCATCTACGTAATCAATTAAACATCCAGCTTTATCTAAAGAACAAAACCCCCATAAAGGAGTGTATCTTTCATCATATTTTTCATACAAGTTAATTATTTTGGATTTACTAATATTTTTATCTTCAGATGTAAATAAAAATTTTTCAATGATTGGATTGCTAAAACATTCCTTAGGTAAAAGTTTTTCATCATATTTTTTTAATACAAGATTCACATCTCCACAAGGAGGAGTATCACCTTCTCCAAAATCTTTAGACATAAATTTTTCTGAGTTATCATATCTTGAAAATTCTAACCAATCAAATTGATCATTGAAATGTTCATAATCATTAGATTTTGTAATTCTATCTTTTTTTCCACCCATCCAGGAAAAATGCCATCCCATTTCTTCAATGATTACTCCATCATCAACAACAATAATAGGATACAAATCATCAGATATCATCTTATTTGTTCTTATCTGTATTGGTGTTGCTTTAGTTAGAGTACTTTTTTTACAAGCAAACAATGCCCAATCCCAGGGTTCTGGAGAATCGGTATGTTTATTATATACTCTCATATTAGCACTACCTTCAAGATAAATCAATGGAATTCTAACGTATGAATTTTCATTATTATTAAGAATATCTACTATGGAACTAATATATTCGGGATTAACTATTTCATCAATATCTCCATGAATAAAAACAGTATCTTCATCATAGTTTTCCAAAACATATAGAAGAGAATCTTTTCCGATTCTACACCTAACTCTAGATAAATTTGATTCTAAATTATCGTTTATAGTATTTGCAATAGTGCAATTTAATTTATCAATTTCTTGAACACGTAAACAATCACTTGGAGGAATATCAAGTTCAATTACTCTAAATTTATCTTCAGGAAGACCCCACTCTTTAATTTTTTTCTTGCACTTAAATTCAACAAGATCTCCTTTATGACTACGACTAGATTCTGATACTACAAATTCATCAACATAATCTTTTAGAATTTCATATCTCAATAGTAAATTTTCACTTCCATACTCACCATAAAATGTACAGAAGTCAACAACTTTAGTTTTCATTTTAAAATCAAATTTTTACAAGTTTATTTATTTAAATAAATTTATTTCTTAAACAAAGTCTTTTACAGATAATTTATAACCAACACTCTTCCACCAACTCATTACAGTAAAATAAGAATCTATATTTTGATCATCATTACTTTCTCTAAATGTAGTCTTTTGAGAAATATCTTCAACAAATAAAGGAAACGAATATACTGTTTTATTTTTAAAATTAGTATAAACTATATTTTCTACAGAGGGATAATATGCCCATCTATTATTAATACCATAGGTTTCAATTCTTTTTGAATAATCAAAACCATTATATTCAAGAATAATTTCATCTCCATTATAATAAGAATCTATAATCCTTCTAGCTCTATCTCTTTTAATAATATATGCACAGCATCCCCAATTAACGATTTCTCTTTTTCTTAATTTATTTTCCGGGTAACATATTGTTGATGGATTTGAGAAATTAGTTTTACTAGTAGATTTAATTATTTGTAATTGAACACAATCCCAGTCTTCAGGGAGATTACTTAAAAAATCCTCCCAAGAAAAATTCCAATAATTTACAGTATCAAAACTCAAATCATCTTCACAAAAAAATCCATATTCTTCATCAGTATTTTCATACCATTTTTTAATAGACTCTAAATGAGATGTTACAGCACCAATAAATCCGTTAGAATTTTCACCATAAATTGCTGAATGATTAAAAGATATAAACCAATCTTTTTTTGGAAATTTAATTTTATAATCTCCTGGAGCATATCTTTTAAATATGTTAGGAGAAGTTTTTAGTTCTCCAAAATTAGTATCTATAGTATTTAAAAGTTTATTTCTTCTAGATGGACGATCCTCAACGCTAATAAAATTTATAGTAGGAAAGTTTTTAAGTTTATTTGACAATTTCATAAAAATTTATACATTAGAATTTTTCAAATTAAATATTAATTGATTTTGAGTTATTGCTCTTTGGTAAAGATATTTTCCAATGTTATTTGAAAAATAATTATAACCACGATCATTTAATGAAAATTTTGTAGGGTCAAAATCAGAACCGTTCTTTATATATATTCCTACAGTTCCCTCTTGATTACCTGGATATCCAATATATGTGAAAGTGTTTTCTTTATAATTATCTACCAGTTCCATCCAAAACTCATAAACATTTCCATTTAAACTAAATGAACAATGATTTTCTGTAAGTGGGTGAATGTCGTGCATTACTATTATTCCACCATCATTTAAATGCTTATAAGAGTTACAAAAGTCTCTGTAAACAAAGTTTTTTTCGTGGCAAGCATCAATAAAAATTAAATCAAATTTAGTATTTGAATCTAAGCTTTCAAAGTAATCGTCAGTGCTTACATTTATTACTCCTGGAAATTTTACATTTTCATCTAGATCAACTCCGATTTTATTTTCACATTCTATCAATTTCCAAGAATTGTTTCCACACCTAACACCTAATTCTAAGTAAGATTTATAATTCAACTCTTTTATAATATTATTAAATAAAAATCCTCTCCACCTTTCATCTCCATAATAATTAGATTCTACTTTAATTGGGGTTTCAGTCTCACAAATTTTATCCAATTCTTTACGGCATTGATCTAAAAAATCTTCTCCAACATTTACATAATTTACAAGACTTCTCAAGATTCTTCTAGATTCATCACAAACTCCACAGGTATATCCATTAATAGCTTTTTGTAAAAGTAATCCGTGATACCCTGGATATTCAACATCGAAAGAAAGACTATCATATTTTTTTCCTTTGCAGTTATCAACACCAATACAAGCAGTTAGATAAGCATCAGTCCAAGAACCATCTTTATTTTCTTTCTCATAAAATTTAGATAAGAAATAATAAGCTTCAGGTCTATTAGTTATAGTTGTAATAGCATTTTGATATAAACCCTTTACTGTAAAATTTCTCATCCCCTGGGACTCAAAACATTTTGCAGCAAGGATTAAACAAAGGTATTGAATTTCTTTATCATCAGTCCTTTCTGCTGCTCTTAAGTAATAAGATACTGCAGAAGCAGTTTGACCATTATTATGATAATACCTAGCTAGATTAAAGTTATTTTTATCTAATTCAGGATCTTTGATGTAAATTGAAAGTAGTTCTTTTATATTTTTCATATTAGTATTTTCCATTTAAAAAATCAATGATGGTCTGAGATGGACATTTAAGTAGATATGCAATATTATCCTGATAACCAAATGTGAAGATAAAATCACCATCAAGATATTGAAGTCCTATACAAAACTCTACGTGAGCATCCATAAAAGAAAATTCTTTAGAATAAGCAAAGATATTAAAATCTTTATCCCAAACTACAAACCTATGCAAATACTTACAATCTTTTCTTCCAATTTCACTTTTTAAAAATTCAACTTCGTGTGTTACAGCAATATAGTAATCTTGATACTTAATTACTTGAGAACCTCCACGAAGATCTCTTGGAAATTCTATGTAATTTGAAGTTGATACTGTCTCACTTTTACCAGTTTCTGGATCTACCTTTACAACTTCAGTTGGACTTGTCCATTTTACATAATGATAAGGTTTATCAATAATTGGCATCCAATTTTTTTCACAGTATGAATCTGGATCATTTGGTGGTTCAATACGAACTCTGGAAACTTCCTTAACATTATCTTCAGTTACAACAATTTCACAGAGCTCCATTCTACCAGTTCCAATAGCATCAAGATCTCTTCTTACACCACTGGTATAAAGTTTATCTCCCCACCTGAATATCCTGGCATCTTCAAGTCCAACAAAATCCCATAATTCTTTTTCAGGAAAATCTGATGTATCTATTTTATTGTATCTTGTAATATTAAAATCAGAATCTAATTCACAATACCAATTCCAAGTCCTAAGATACATATCATTTTCAGGGTGAACATAAGTTAAAGGTCCCCACTGATGTTGATATAATTTATTTTCTGAGTGGTAAAAAGTATAATTTACGTGTCTTATATTAACTAAAATTTTACCATC